TTAAATAAGCACCCGTTTGATTACTAAACCCAGCTTGATAGCCAACGGCAGTGTTGCTGGATGCGGTGGTGTTGGAGCGAAGGGATTGAGCGCCTACTGCCGTGTTGTTTGCTCCAGAAGTGTTGCTCAGGAGCGTTTCATAACCGCCAGCAAAGTTTAGATTGCCTGTGTTTGCTTTTAGTGCGGTATAACCAATAGCCGTTACACCAGAATGAGTTGCGCCTGTGTATGCTGCCTGATAACCAACTGCCGTGTTGTAAGATGCGGTGGTGTTGGAGTTTAGAGCAGATGCACCAAGAGCAGTGTTTTTAGAGCCTGTGGTGTTTGCATAACCAGCACCGTCACCCATTGCGGTGTTTTCGCTACCTGTACTGTTAGACCAGAGGGCAGATTTGCCCTGTGCATTGTTGTCTGTACCAGTGGTGTTGCTATACAACGCCTGATACCCAACGGCACTGTTGTCGGATGCAGTGGTGTTTGAATAAAGAGCCTGCCTACCAAGGGCGTTGTTAAACTGACCTGTGGTGTTGCTGTATAGAGCCTCATAACCTGTGGCAGTATTGGCCGCACCGGCCCCTGTATTGCTGTACAAAGCTCTGTAGCCAACAGCCGTTATTTGAAGACCCGTAGTATTATTATAAGCAGCCTGATACCCAACTGCTGTGTTGTTGGAGGCGGTGGTGTTGGATTGCAATGCGCTTTTACCAATGGCAGTATTAGTGCCTCCGCTAGTATTGTTATATAAAGCCGCATCTCCAACTGCCACGTTGTAACTGTTGGTTGTAGAATATCCTGCTACTCGACCAATAAATACATTCTCTTGCCCAGCAGTGTTACTATACCCTGCCTGATGCCCAACTGCAGTGTTGTTGCTGGCGGTGGTGTTGGAGTAGAGGGCGTCTAAGCCAATGCCTACATTTGCTCCACCAGAAGTATTAGAAAGAAGCGCACGGCGACCCATTCCAATATTGTTATTGCCAGATGTGTTTGCAGTAAGCGTACCATTACCTATTGCTACGTTGCTGCCACCAGTAGTAAGACTATCTAACGCAGCATCACCTAATGCAGTATTTGCTGTACCAATAGGGTATGCCCCGTCCAGCTTGATTGTGCCGCCATCGACTGACACGTTGCCAGCTACGGTTAAACCGTCAGTTACGGCTGTGCCGGTTACGTCAATACCTGTGGAGGTGGTGGCGAGTTTTTTCCCTGAACCGCCATAATACAAAGCACTTTCGCCGCTAACACTATTGAACGCAGCAAGGTTATTTGTGCCATCGTCAATAATTACAGCAGTGCCGTTATGTCGCAAATACAAGTTGCCTGTACCTGCATCCTGCACATAACTATGCGACCCATCATGGTAAATCTGTAGGTCAGACCCAGCGCCGAATATGGCTTTGTCGTTGTCACCGAAGGTAAAGTCGGCAGATGTTGACCCGCCGTCCATTGTCACTGTGCCAGTCACGTCCACACCTGTGGCAGTCGTTGCCAGCTTCGCGCTATCTGCGTAAGACAACGTACCAGCAGCGGTCTTACCGCCAATCGCATTTACAACCGTGTCAAGCGTATCAAGATCAGTGTTGATCTTTTCGCCCCAAGTATCCTCAGATGCACCGATTTCTGGCTTCGTTAAGCTATAAGCCGTCGTTACTGTATCAGCCATGATATTCTCCTATGCGGCGTCAGCCTGTTTGGCGTTAGCCTTATGCGGCGTCAGCCCAAGTTTCGCTTGAAGCCGAGGCGGGTGTCCAGTCCGTTGATGTGGGGGGAACAGCCGACCAGCTTTCTGGCGTGCTGCCTGCATCTTGCCACACTTTGCTTGACGGATCAACACCAGTCCAAACTTCTGGCGTGTCAGGGATCGGCTCCCACTTTTTAACAGCATTGCACGTCGTACTCAAAAGAGTGCTAATTAAAGCACCGCTGGACTGAACCCGGTTGCACGTTGCTACAGATGTTATAACGCAGGCAATGTCAGCGCTGCTAATGTAGATCGCCTCAGCGCTGGCCGACGTGCTGCACGCAGCAGATATTGCCGACGCAGTTGGCTTAACGCGAACCATGTCGGCGCTGGTGGTTGACGCAGCCACAATCGAGCTATCGGCGTTGCGCTTGCGAACACATGCAGCCGACGTCGTTAAGGCGCAAACTGACGCTGCATCGCTCTCACGCACGCGCTGGGCGGCAGAAGTAGTCGTGGTGGATGTTGTGCTGGACGCAGACGCTTCACGCACTCTAACGGCCTCTGACGAGGTTGTAGACACGCTTACAACGATAGATGCGTCTAGCCTGACACGAACCGAAGCCGCAGCCGTCGTTGTCGTGACAATAATCGTGCCAGCGCCGTCAGTGACAAAGCCATCCAGCCCGTAGTTATACGAGCCGTATGTAGCCCTGCCGTAGCCAGAACGATACTCAGCCATTAGTCGAGTGTGACGTCAAGATCGCCCGCTGGGAGCCTAAATACATCACCCGTGTCAATTGCTTTGCTGGTGGTCAGCGCCGCGTAAGCAATCAAGTTGCCGCCAGATGCAGCGTCAAACACGCCAACGTCAGTCACCGTACCATATCCCGCTGTGGCAACTGGCCACTCAATCGCGGCAGTATTAGAAGCCGTGTTGCCGGAAACGGTAAACGTAACAGACTGACGCGCATAACCGCCGCCAGTGACTTCAGTTCCGCCGCCAGTGTCAGATGGCGATGCAGTGTAAAGTGCAATATGCCACGAGGTTGGGCGGGTTGCTGCGCTGTTCGTGAAGACCCAAGTTAAAACTGTGGTCTCAAATGTGTTTGAAAAACTCATATTAATAAGCCCTTATTTTCATGCGACGGCCTGATCCGCCAAATTTAGCTCTTTCGCTCTCTGCATTTATAGCATCAATCGCGCTTTGATACAAAGCCGCCCAAACTTGCAGGCGTGCATCATCCTTCAAGTAAGGCGCAGAATGTATGAGCGAGCCATACAAGTATGCGTCAGGATAATGCTCAAGCAACCAGTTGCTCGTATTGCTGTCACTCAACGCAGGCAACTCAGATATGTAATACAGCTCGGCAGTGTAAGTGCCAGCAGGCGCAGGGAAGATTTCGATCTCACCAGCAGTAATCGCATAGTAAGCTGGCTCACCGCTGGTGTTAGATCTCTGGTACTTGCGGTCAAGTAACTGAAACTGACTGATTAATTCAAGCGGGCGTGACTCGCCTGACGTAATGTAAAACCGAATAGCCTCAAGAAAGTCAGCAGGGATTGCGCTATATTGCGTGTCAAGATCCGCAGTGCTGCGCTTCTCTTGCCGCCAGTGACGAACGTCGCGGGACAAGTTTGATTCAGCCAGCGAAATAAATTCAGGAGCTTTTGCGTCCAAGTCATCACGGTTGAGAAAATCCGTGATGTTAGATTGCAGCTCTGCGTAAGTTGTGATTGCCATTACTGTAACAGTCCTTGCCGTTGTTGCTCTTCATTAGCACGTTTTTGCATTTCTTGTAAGGCCAGTAAGCCTGCGCCCGGCAAAGCAACCCCTGCGGACAAATTCTTTAAGTTAGATAAGCGCGGGTCAAAACGAGCGAAGCGAGATCGAACGTCCTCTGGGTTGTAATTTACTTTGGTAGACTTGTTGAAACCCTCTGCGGCGCGAAGGCCAGAAAATCCAGCTTCCTCTAAAATGTTTGTCACATTATTGCGGCCAAAAGTATCTTTTAACTTTTGCACCGTTGCCAAACCATCTTGATAGCTGTCAATGTAAACTGTTTTTTTAGGATCAGATTTACTTTTGATAAACACTTGATCGCCGTTGCCTCTATACTCAACGTCAAAATCGGCCCCCTCAAAAACCTTACCTATATTCAAGGCGTTTTCGGCTCCAGTGGGTTGAGTTAAGTCAAACTCTGAAACACTCTTTGACATTAGAGGAAGGACGTTGCCTCCCTGTGAGAAAACACGTTCCTGAGTTTGCGGGTCAGTTTCTCTGGGAATATATCTATCTGGCCTGCTCTGGCTTGTTGTTTGATAAAACCCCTTGCCTAACAAATTTTGCTTTTCGCCCAGCTTTGACTTATCAACTCCGACAATATCAGCGCCAGTGCCGTGGAATAAACCGCCCTCAAAGCCAGCACCTTTAGCTCGCGCCATCCTTGATGCCTCATCCATCGGCAAATCCATGCCCGTTGCACCGCTTTGATACAGCTCAAACAACTCCATATTGTCATTAGGTGTCAGCTTGCCAAGCATCTCGTCGGTAACTTCGTCAGCGCGACCAGATGACAAAAGGCCAGCGATTTCTTCTGCGGGAGATGGTGGTGACAGAGGCAATTGACGCCCTTCATTGTCAAAAACCTTTCTCATCTCCATTCTTGACGGGTCAAAAATTGTGAACTCGGTATCTCCACTAAAGTTTTTCCGCTTATTGCCCACAAAACCACTCTTTATGGCCGCGTCTTCCATTCCGAAGTCATCGCGCCACGCGCTAGATAAATTAGCTTGTTGGAATAGCTTTTGCATTTCTGAGTCATCTGCATAGCTCTTGACCATGCTTTCTTGAATTTTTTCGTAAAGAGGCGTACCCTCTGGAACCTGATCCTTCCACGGACGCTTCCAGTCAAGAATTTGATCTGGACTGGCCTTCACCGCAACTTCATACGTCCTTCCGGGACCAGCTTGCCGATAACGCTCCATTGCCCCTAAGTCGCCCCAGCGAGAGGCTGGGTTCATATAAGAATGAGCAACAATTTCTTCATCGGTCAAGCTGAAGCCGCGCCCCAAATCTTGCGCACCCTCGCCCTTCCCAACTTGACCTAAATCAAAATCACGAAAATCATAAGGTGAACCATGAAAGAGCGTTATTTCATCTTGCGCATCACCCTTCGGCTTCAAACGCACATTGCCGAGCAGCGAACCCATCGCATTAGGATCAACCTCAACGCGCTTGGCTGTATCGAGTAAACCACGCGCACCAGACTTAACAGCCTTCGCAGCCGCGTCACCAATGCCGGGGAACAAGCCCAACACGGCAGCACCGCCCAGCGCGCCGACCAAAGCCCAATTCGGGTTTTCAGATGTAGCCTCGTCGTAAATCTCTTTGGCCGCCATCGCGTCGCCAATGATCGGCGTGGCCTCAGCTATAAAGCGAGCCGCATCCATCGGCGTGACATTCGGCACGTCAACAGCAAGCCTGCGCCCCTCGTCAGCGTAGCCAGCGTAATCTTTGGCGGAAAGCAAACCTACCAAAACTTATTTCCCGTATTTTTTCGCGAGACAAGTTCCAGCACGCTTACACGCCGCAGGGGTGGGGCAACCTTTACATGGTTTCATGTCATCATCCTCTAACTTTTCTGCACATTAGCACATTTGTTTGCAAATGGCTATCCAAGCCGCATATCACAGTTCACCTAAATCATCCATAATCTTTTCCATGCGCGCACTTAGCTTCCAATGGCCGGCGCGCCAGCGAGCCGCAAATTGCGCCTCCTCTAAACTTAAACCCTTCCCAATGTAAGTTTTAATCCACTGATTCATACGGATATTTTTCATTTTGGGTGACAGCTTGTGGAACGGAACTGGCTTCATGCGATACCTTTCAAATTACGCTTGAGTGATTGCTTCCAGCTTGACATGGACCCAGACAATGCAGTTGCAGCATCGCTGGCCATTGTCAGGCACAACGCATCAGCAAGGTCAGGTGACTTCAACCCACGCTTGCGCATCTCATCCTTGCTCTCAGCCTTCATCTTGCCCGATGACGTGAAACTATACCTGATCGCCGTCAACTCAGCTAACAGCTGCTCATTCTTCGGCAGCTTGCACGACCGATCCTCAAGCCAACCCTTCGTCTTAAACCAAAGCTCACTGCGCAAGTTCATATGCGTCTTACCCATAGCCGGAGCCTCGCCAACATTAATCCCACGCACAGGCGCACCAAGTTCACGCAGCCTGTCAACAACGCCACCGCCGACGCCAATGCTGTCAACCAATATCTCTTTCGGCCGCATGGACGGCGGCAAGCCCTCAAACTCAGCCATCACCCGGCCAACAGTCTGCATCAAGTCCAACCCCTGCCAGCTGGTAATCTCAGTCACAACATTGCCATAACGCTTGCACAAAGCCGTCTTATCCGATCCAAAGCGCGCAACGTCCAAACCCCAGATAGGCTTCTCATCCGGCGTCACCTCAATGTCACGGTGGATCGCACTCTCAACCAAGTGAAACGGAATGATCGTGTCGTCATCCGCCATAGGAAACTCGCCAAGCACACGAATGCGAAAGGCGTTGGATTCTTCCCCATATCTAGCCCGCATCTCGTCAACAAACTCATCGCTGACCAGCGGGCTGTCAATGCACGACCAACGCCGCGTCCACCAGCTGTCAGCCATCCGCGTTTGACTTTCGTAAAACGTACCGCTGGACCGCGTCGGGTTGGACAGCAAGATCGTCGTCGCAGCGTGGCCAGACATCGAACCAGCGGCAGCCTCAAACACCTTTTCAGGCACACCCGAGGCTTCATCCACAACCAGCAGCACGTTCTCCGAGTGAACCCCAGCCAACGCTTCCGGCGTCTCTGCCCGGCTAGTCCGAGCCGAAATAAACGCCTCACTCGGCGCAGCGTTCAACTCAACGCGATCAGACTTAACCGTCAGCAAAATTTTCAGCTGCGGCGGCAACTCATTAATCCAGCGCTTCAACTCCGCAAACAACGCATCAAACAGCTGACCACTGGTCGGCGCTGTCACAACAACCTTATTCGGAAAACGCAACAAAACAAACCACAGCATAATCCAACTAGCCGACGTGGACTTGCCCGTGCCGTGGCCACTGCGGATGCTAACCTTGCGCTCACCGTCTGCAACAGCCCGCAGAAACTCAGCCTGATAGTCATGCGGCGTCGCACCCAACACCTCCTGCACAAACAAAGCCGGGTCGTCACGGTAACGCAGCACAAACTCTTCTAGCGGGTTGGCTTCACTCATCTGTGACATCCTCATAGTCAGCCTCAATGGCCGACGCCTCACGCTGGCGGTCCTCAGCATCAATCTGCGCCAAGTCAGCATTGACCTTCCTCAGCGCGTCCAAGTGCATATCGCTCACACTAATCGTAACATTGGTCTGAGGGCGGTTGCCGTAGCGCTCCTGATTATACGAGCCAGCCATAAACTTGCGCCACTGCACCTTCTCGCGCGTCGCAGCAATCTCTTGCGTTGAACTGCCGCCGTCCAGCGCGTCAACCATCTCCAAACCCTGCTCAACCAATGCGTCAGCAGCCGTCAGCTTCGCGTTCTCCATCGCCGCCTTGTACTCCGGCACAGTATGCAAGCTGTTACGCAAATACTCCCGACTGCACTCAAACTCTTTAGCCATCGCCGTGATCGTGGTGCCAGATGATAGCCGATCAAATATATACTCAGCGCCGCCGTTCTTGGCGACCTCAGCTAAAATGCGTTTGCGTAAAGCCTTCCCAGCCATCGTGGTAACTCCCGTTTTTTTAAATTTTACTCTGAGTGAGCATCGGTTGGCAAGAGGGGGCCGGGGGGCCTAGCGCTTGCCGTGGTTTGGGTGATAACCATACTTAACCTCAGCAGACCTGCGCACAGACACCGCTTCCTCAAAAGACTTAAAGTAGCCAAGATAAATATGCTCTTTGCCCGTCCCGATGCTAACCCGCCACTTCCAGTTCAGCTTGTCCCAAGCAACTCCTATAACGCCAGACATATTCTTTGACGGAATCTTCATATTCCTAGAATTTTCAAATTGAGTGACAGCGCGTAAATTATCAATTCTATTATCAGACCTCTCGCCATTTATATGATCTATTTGGTCTTCGGGCCAAGCGCCGTGGTGCATAGCCCAAGCAACTCGGTGGGACTTATAACTTTTGCCAAAAAGCCTAATCCTGCGGTAGCCTTTGTGGGACTCCTCGTAAACTGGCTTGTTTGCAAATTTTGAATTGAAAATTCTTATAGAGGTTATAGGGGCTGGAAAACTATCTGTGCGCTCACGCCAAGTAAGAGAGCCTGTGTCGGGGTCGTACTTGAGTATTTCGTGAAGCTCATCTACTGAAATTGTCATTGGCTGTACTCCTTAATGTGGCCGATCAAGTAGACGGGGCGCTGCAACGTCGCCGTCTACCCCCACACCTTACCCCCCCAAATCTTTCGTAGCAAGTTTATTTTTTTTTGCAAGCGTGTGTGCGGGAAACTACACACGCACACCCCCGTCGAAATCTTGACCGGGTGGGGGTGTTTTGACCGCATTTCGCCAGCTAAGACGCATAATCCGCATTATGTTAAATTTAATATGCAATGATTACAGTGCGTTGACTTTTGTGAGGTATAATGACACCACGTTTCGCCACATTGTTGCCACATTCTGGCTTGTAATTGAACAAGCGTTCAATTAAGCGAGCGCACTCGGCGCGTCGATGCCAACCAGTGTCGCAGAGAACTCCAACACCCGCTCACACGCAAGCACAGCCTCTCTCAGTGTATGATGTCATCTGGCCCAGCCATCATGCCGTCAGC